TGTTGAATAAACATCAAAATAATTTATTGAAATTTTATCATAAGCATATAATTTTACCAATGGTATTATTTTAATTATTATTAATATTATTAAATATTTAATTAAATTATCCATTGATTGTTTTTTTTGTAATAAATAAATAAATACAATTATATTCTGTAATAATGAAATTATTAATGCAAACGATGGATTTGGTGCTGATATAATATCAAAATCAAATAATAAATACCATATATAAATTATAACACCAAATGATATATCATTTAATAAAATTATTTGTAATGTTGATAATGTTAAATCTTTTGTATTCACCAACTCTTTTTTTTTAAATTGTATTGATAAATTCATATATCCGTTTTATTTATATATATTATTATTATAATGAATTATACATCTATTAATAATGCTTTTGATTTAAACAATAATAATTATGGTCGTTGGACTAATGATGTCGCAAATGATTATGATTCAGAAACTGATAATAATGATAATAATAAGATTGTTAATGTTAGTGATAATGAGATTGTAAATGTATCTGATGTAATTGATAAAAATATAGATGTTGATAAATTATTAAATGATTATAATAATACAAATAATTTATTAAAATTAAATATAACTGCCATAAATCAATTAGAAATAGATAAAAATGAGATATTTAATTATAAATCAAATATATTCTCAAAACATCAAGATATTATGATTAAATTATATAAAAAAGATAATGATGATACAACTGAAATTAATGTAATCAATGATTATATAATTAAATATATTGATTCTATTAAAATATATATTGATAAATGGCATAATAATAATTATCTAATTAAAAAAAAGAATTTAGAAGAAATTATTAATAAACAAGAAATGCAATTAACATCTTATCGCAAATTATTTATTAATACTACGACTGAAATAATAAAAACAGAGAAAATAAATAAAAATATATGTCCTATCTGTTTTGAAAATGAGATTAATATGTGTGCTGTTCCTTGCGGTCATACCTGCTGTAATGATTGTATAATTCAAAGTATTAAATACCATAATGCCAGAGTTGGGAAATGTCTAAGTTGTAGAAACCCTATAAATGAATATATTAAATTTTATATACAATTATGAAAAAAATTGATTTTATTTATAATAATATAATTTTAACAAATGCCCGTTTTATCAAAAAAACAAGATTTGAAAGATACTATCATTGATACTATTCAAAAAAATAAAGATATTATAAATTTATATAGAGAACTATTGGTATTTAATAATAAAATTAAAATTTATTTATCACAAGACGCATATGATACTTATATCAATGAACTTTATAATATTATTGATACTTATCTTTATAGTGATACTAATTCAAACATTAAGAATATTAGTATTAGTATCAATAAAATTTATATAATAATTAATGCTATGTAATATTTATAATATATTTTTTGTTTTTTATAATTAATGAATTATAATTATTGTTCTTCGTCCTGTTCAAGTTCCTCTCCCTGTTCCTATTATAGCGATAATAAATATAATTCTGGTAAAAGAGGTAAAAGAGGTAAAAAAGGCAGTAAAGGTATTCAAGGAATTCAAGGAATACCAGGAATACAAGGAATACAAGGAATACAAGGTATTCAAGGAATACTAGGAATACAAGGAATACAAGGAATTCAAGGTATTCAAGGTATTCAAGGTATTCAAGGTATTCAAGGAATACCGGGAATTATGAATATATCTAATTTTTATAGTTTAATGCCTCCTGACAATTCTTCAACAATAGCAATTGGTGCAGCAATAAATTTTAATCAGGACGGTCCAAATAATAATACAACAATAACAAGATTATCACCATCTACATTTAATTTAGAATTAGTTGGTATTTATGAAATTATATTTCAAGTTAGTATAAATGAAGCAGCACAATTAGTTATAGTTGTTAATGGTACTGAATTAGATTATACTGTTGTAGGTATAGCAACTGGAACAAATCAAATAATAGGCGATTGTTTAATATTAACAACTACAGCAAATTCAGTTTTAAGTATAAATAATCCAATTGGAAGTGCTAGTGCTTTAACAATTACACCATTTGGTGGAGGAAGTAAAGCAATCTCTGCAAATCTAATTATAAAAAGATATGGATAATTAACTTTCATCATCAGTTTCTTTTGAACTGTCATAATTGTCTTCAATTATTTTTTGAACTTTATCAAAAACGAAATGATAAAGAGTTATTGATGCTAATTCGGCATAATTTATTTTTGTTCCTGTAAATATAAATTCAATACCATAATATATTCTAAATAATTCAATACATTCATCTATTGATGATGTATAATTATTAATAATAGAAGCATTTATATCCAATGAATTATTATCAGTATAATCTCTTAGAAAGTCCTCAAGATATATACATAATATAGGTGTATAATTTTCTTTATAATATTGAGTTATAAAATTATTAATTAAATCAGTTTCATCAAATAATAATAATAAATTTTTTTTCAAATATTCAATAATTTTTTTTAAAGTTTTTGATAATTCTTCTAATAATATTTGTATATAATTATCAGGGTCTCTATCATCTCCTAAATATGATTCAAATAATATCGCATCAATCTCTGCTAAATATACTTGAAATAAATAATTAGGTATATATAATTTTATAAATTTATTATAATAAACTAATTTATAATATACCTTACCTAAATCAATTAAATTATCAATATTTTTAAATGTGTCTATTTGACCTTTTAAAAATTTTATAATATTAAATATTTCCATTATTATTCAAAAATATAAATAATTCTCAATTTTTTATTTAAGGAAATCTTGGGAATGTCCTTAAATGATTTTAATAGGAATATTTGAATAAAAAATGATTTATGATTATGAAACATTTCTATATTAATAATGGAAGTTGATTTAAAAAAACTTAATGATGATGAAATTATAGATATTTGTATCTCAAAAGGTATTGAATATTTTAATCCTAAAACTAAGAAAAACTTTGCCAAACAAACATTAATAACTCGTATTAAGAAATTAAATGAAGTTAATGAAACTAAAAAGAAAGATGAAAATGAACCTAAAAATGATGAAGTTATTATTGAATATAAAAATGAAATTATCTGGAAACAAACAGAAGAAGATAAAAAAAATAATGATGAATATAATGAAATTGAAGCAAAATTAATCTCGTGTATTAAATCTTGTCATGATATTTTATATTCAAATGGTTCTATTACTGGTTTAAAAGCAAGTAATGACATCATTAAAATTATTATTTGTAGATTATTTAATGTCATCTATAAAAATGATGAAATTAAAAAAATTATCTCAACTAAAATCTCAAAAGATGTTATTAATAAATACGAAAAATATCTTATTGATATTAAAGAATTTTGTAAAGTTTGTAATACTGCAGGCAATACAGATAATGAAATTAAATTATTTATTCTAAAAATATTTATACCTATCTTTCCTAATATCTTTAACAGTGATGATATTATTTTCAATACTCGCAATCAACCTAATAATTATATTAAAATTATTATTAAGATTTGTGAATTAATTGATATTAATGATAATGAATTATTTATTAAACTTTTCGCAGAAACTGGCGGAAATATGTATGAGTATTTTACTAATTCTTATGGTAAAGGTTCAACATCAAAAGAATTAGGACAATTCTTTACTCCATTCAAACTTATCAATCTTATCCTATTTAATATTAAAGATTCTATTGATATTAATGATGATTATTCATTATATGACCCGTGTTGCGGTTCAGGTGGTTTATTAAATAGAACAGCATCCTATCTAAAAATTAATAGAAATAATATTTATGGTTGTGAAATTGAAAAAGACACTACTAAATATGCTTTAGCATCATTAATAGTTAATAATAATTCTTTACAGATAAATATCTTAAATAGATGTTCATTATCCCAAAATAATTATTTATTTGAAGATAAGAAATTTGATTTAATTCTTACAAATCCACCATTTGGAACAAAAATGACTTATAAAGACCTTAATGATAAATTTGATGTTTATAAAAAAGATAATTATGATTCTTCTCAACTTAAATTTGAAGATATTTATCCTATTAATACCAATAATGGTGCATCTTTATTTCTTCAACATGTTATTTATATGTTAAAAGATAATGGTATTTGTGGTATTGTCTTACCTGATGGTAATGAATTAGTAAGTAAAACTTATTATAATATCAGAAAATATTTTATTGATAATTGTAAAATCATTAAAGTTATTAATGTTAGTGTAGGAACATTCGGTTCAACTGGTGTTAAAACTAAGGTTATTATTTTTAAGAAAAAAAAAGGAAAAGATAATCATAAGAATATAGAATTCTTAGAAGTTAATAAATATTGTAATGAACTTAAATTAATTGCTATTAGCGATTTAGATAATAATTATAGTTTTAAATTAAAAATTAATCAAGACTTAGATATTTATGAAAATAAAGAACTAGAATTAATTGAATTTGGTGAAATGTTTGATTTAATTAAAGGAACTATCCAATCATCAAAAGTTATTGATGATAAAAATGGTAATTGTATGTTTATTAGTAAAGCAGAAATTACAGAAGATACAAGAAATATATATAGCGATACTTATAATGTAAATGCATTATATATAGCTCAAGCATTTAATGGCAATGGAAAATGTCCTATAAGATATTATAATATGAAAAGTATTCATAGTAATTTATTATATCATATTAAACCAAAAGAAGATTATAAAGATAAGATAAATATCAAATATATTTATTATTATCTAAATAGAAATCAAGAATTTATTGAGGAAAATTATCAATTAGGATGTGCTAATAAATCATTAGATGTTGAAGAATTTAATTTAATGAAAATTCCAATACCATCAATTGAAATTCAAAATAAGAAAGTTGAAGAAATAGACAAATTAGAAGAATCAATTAAAACTATTAAATTAAGAATGGAACAAATCAAACACGAACAACAATATATTCTTATATCTAAGCTAAGAGAATATATTGGAATAGAATATAAAACTTTGGGTGAAATAGCAACAATTATTATAGGTGGAACTCCAAAAAGAGATAATTTATTATATTATAATAATGGAACTAATTTATGGGTCTCAATTAGAGAATTAAATAATAATATTATTACTGATACAAAAGAAAAAATAACTGATTTAGGAGTTAAAAAAAGTAATGTTAAATTATTACCAATTAATACTATATTATTTGCTTTTAAATTAAGTATTGGAAAAATAGGAATTGCAGGTGCTCCATTATATACAAATGAAGCTATTGCAGGTATAAATTCAAATAATAGTAATATTATTATAAATAAATATTTATATTATTATTTATATAGCACAGATTTTAATCATTTAGCATCTGGAATAATTGGAACTTCTGGATCATTAAATAAAAATATATTAGAAGAATTAGAAATCCCAATACCATCAATTGAAAAGCAAAAAGAAATTGTTGGTATTCTTGATGGTATTAATGATAGGATGAATGGAGATATTAAATATATTGAAGTATTGAGAGATTTAATTTCTAAATTAATCTAAATAATAAAAAAATGATTAAGGAAATTATTAATATATTTTATTATTAATAATGAAATTAGATGATTTAAAAATTATATTTAAAGGTGCTGTTGGGTCTATGACATTTGGAGCGTATCATATGTATATTACTACAAATATGATTAATGAAAATAATAGAAATAATGAATTAAGAATAGATGAAAATAATAGAAATAATCAATTTAGAATAGATGAGAATAATAGAAACAATCAATTAAGATTTGATGAATTATATAAAAAAATAGAAAAATTAGAAAAAATAAATTATTAATCTAAATAATATTCTGTTCTATTGCCTCCATAAAATATACATAAATTCATTTTAGGTATTTTTTTATTAATCTCATTCAAATATCTTAATTTATCTATATCATCTATTATATTATTAATTATGAAATAATCTTCATAACTCTTAATAACTTCTATACATTCTTTTTTATTATAATAATAAGGACATTCACTCTCATTATTATATGTATCTCTAAAATTAAAATTATTTTCCTGAATTAATTCATTTATATCAGGCAAATTAATATGCTTATTTTTATTTGAATATGATATATAATCTTCCATATTATGAATATTATTATATTTAAGTTGTGTTATTATCTTCAGTATAGTCCATTCATTAGCTCTAACTATAATATTATGTTTCATTGTATTTATTGGTGATTTATCGTCAATATCCTCTTCAATATAATAATTAAATAATCTTGAATTTATATTAGTCATATCTAAACCAAATTCTTTTTTTGGTTTAAATATAAAACTTTTGATTTTGTCAAAATCTAATTCTATTTCTATCAATAAATATTTTAATACATTCTCTATTTTCTTATATTTTAATCCAATATCATTATTTGAATTTGTTGGAAGTATTACTCTTAAATATTTATCACCTCTTATTCTCGTTCCTCTGCCTATTGATTGAATAATATCTTTATAAGATAATTTAGAATCAGTGAAATAAATAATATCTATATCTGGATTATCATAACCAATTGAATATTTTGCTACTACATATCCCAATGCCTTCTGTTTATTTTCAACTTCTTTCTCAAAATTACTAATTTCATTATAATAATCAATTTCTCCAATATCTTTTTTAATTATTTTCAAATCATTATCATCTTCATTTAAATTCTCTCTTTCCTTTTTAATAAATTCTTCATTTATGAGAAGATATGGTTTAATATCTATTTTACCTTCCTTAAAATCTTTCAAATGATTTAAATATGATAAATAAGCACTATTACAGGTATTATGAAAACTAAATCCTAATTTTCTTTCTTGATTAGGTTTATTGAAAGTATTGAATATTAAATTATTATATTCAATATTTTCCTTTTCTATTTCTTTATCAAATATTTCAACTTCAATTTTACATAAAAACCCTTGAATACTTAATTCTTTAAATTTAATCGGTTCATATAATTCTCCATAAAACTTCTTATTATTTATAATAAAATCTTTATTTGAACTAGCAGTTGTAAATAATCTATATTTAATATAAATATCATCATTAATAAAGAATTGTTTAATTTCATTACTAGTTTCTTCAATCCAATTATCTAACGCCCAATGAGATTCATCAAACCATATAAATATTTCTTTAATTTCATTAGTCTTAATAAAATTATAAACATTTTTATAAGATTGGTAGCAATAAGAATAAATATTATATTTGAAATCTTTTAATATTTCCAAATACTTTTTACTCATATTTTGATTTTTAATATTTACTCTTGGTGAAAATATTATAATATTTATAGGTTGAATATTAGCAATGACATTAATTGCTATTTTAGACTTACCAGCACCTGTTGCTAATTGTAAATAGCATTTATTATTAAGTTTTATTTCATTTGTAATATGAGTAATCGCTTCAATTTGATAATCTCTCAAAATTTCAATATTTCTCTCAATAAGTTCTTTTGAAAGTTTCAAGAATTTATTGCGAATATTATCAACATTTCTATTAGGTCTTTTAAAGTCATCTTCAGTTTTTACTGTGAATTTAAAATGATATTTATTAAAGAAATCTTCAATATAGTTTATAATATTTCTATTATAAAATTCAGTTCCTCCATCAAAATAAATATTAAGATGTTTGAAATCCTTTTTAAGTAATTTGTCAATAATTCTCAATTTATCCTGATTAACATCAAATTCATAAATTTTAACATAAATACCTTTATGTAATTCTCCAGTAATATAAGTACTATTTCTATCTATAATTGAAGTAGTTATACCAACTTTATAAACTTTTTCATATTTAAACCAATTATTATCCCTAATATAAATATAACCTTTATCAGTCATTAATTAATGCCTACATTTATTAAAATTAATATCAATTTTTTAATATAAGGAAATCTTGGAAATGTCCTTAAATAAAAAATTGATAGATAATATTAAAGATTTATTTATAATATGGAAGAAGAGTTAATTATTTATAAAAAAGAATTTACAAATAATTTAATTAAAAACGAAAATAGTTTAATCCAATTATTGATTAAAAAAAGAAATAAAAAATTAACATCTTATAATGAAGATTTAGAGATGTTAGAAGATGAATGTATTATTGATTCCATTATTAAGTTAATTGAAAAGAAAAATAAAGAAATAGAACAATTAAAAGCATATTCTATATTTGATATAATTAAATACAATTCTATTGTTTCAGTTTAAATAAAAAAATGAATGATTGTTTAATTAAATAATTGCAAGAAAAATGAATGATAATTTGTTAGAATTAACGATTGATAATCTTATTAAATCAATAGATATATATAAAAATCTTATTATTATAACAGAAGATGTAAATATTAACTTAATATATATTGATTGTGCTGTTAAATTAGATAATAGTTTAAAAATATTATTAAAAAATTTGGAAGAAAATAAAGATAAATATCCTAAAGAATATTTGAAATATATTTCTTATCAGCGAAAGTCAATTATAGGAGTTATTTAATAAATCATCAACTGTTATTATAATATTGTGCTTTTCTTTGAAATGTTCCACAAAACGATTA